GGTTTTAGACTAGTAATCATGTGTGAAACTCTTTCAAGGTTAACAGTAGGTCCGTCAGGATGTCCTAGTTCACCAAAAGCACGTTTCTTGTTTATAAATTGTTCGTTATATCTAGCAACTTCTTTAGAAAGAGTCTGTACTGGATAAACACGACCATTACGGTTCTTAATATCCGCTTGCATAAAGACACCTCGTATTTTGTATTGTTTAACACCAGAGGCATTTGCTTCTGTTAATACTTCGATATCTTCTATTGTTTCTGTTATTAGTTTCATGTTCTCTCCACCTTGTTTTTATTGTAAACTTTATCTACAATTCCTTGTTTAACTTCTTCTTGTTTAATTTTATACTTCTCAGCAAATGCTAACTTAAACTTATCTGCTAGTTCACCTTTGCCTTTTATTCCTACAATTCTTTCCAAGATTGCTCTTGCATTATCTTTTGCCATATTATCTCACTTCAATTATGATAGTATAGTTATCACCTGCAACAAATCCTTTTGTTGAAAGTAATACATCACCTGCAGGACTCGTGTTTGCTGTTAGTGTTGCATTATTTGAAATACTATTACCTGAAGTAAAGTAATCGTGATAACCTCTACCAGAAAAGAAACCTATTGTTGCATTAGCGGAACTTGTTCCACTACCTGACCACAATAGTTCTACTCCTGATTTACCATTGGTAGTATTAATTGACCACCAAATCTTTGCAATACTTTTAGTAGCATCCTCGGTCATGAAAGTCAAAGCACTCGCATCCATTTTAGTCACAAGTGTTTCACCTGATCCATCACATATGTTTGTAAACTTCATCACGGTCTTAGTACCAGATGTATCTACTATCGTTTGACTTGTTACTACATCAGCCATTAGTTATTTCTCCTAAATTCACTTACTAACAAATAACTTTCTACGTTTGAGTCAGTCGTTAATAATATTTGTTTATCGTTACCAAACTTTAATTGATCGGGTCGTAATCCATACTTACCTTTACCAGTCAAAGTCAAATCGTTTTCTTCACTAGAGGTACTTAAAGTTAATGTACCAGTACCCTCTATTAAATAATAACATTCAATTAAACTTACTAATGATTTATCAGTACCACTTGCAAGTTTTTCAGCGTCAACTAATACTTGATCGATTTCACTTCCAATACCTTTTGATTGAACAATGTATTTAGAAGTGTTATCTACAACCTTTGTATTAGCAATTGTCATAATAAAAATTAAGCAGTGTATCCACTACCTTTTCTAAATTCTAAAATACAGTATCCAGATGTACCTCTTGTCTGACCATTAATGTCAGAAGATGTAACAGTAGTGTTTGTTGCACTACCTAAAATTTTACCAGCAGTACCATCATAATGACCTGTACCAGCAAGTTGTAATGCAACTATATTAGCAGACGCACCTATAAATTTTACGATTAGATCACCTGTGTTTCCAGCAGCAGTACCTTGTGTAAGTGCCCACCATGCTCTTGTTAAGTGTAACTTAGCGCCGTTTGCAAAACCAGATAAAGCATCTCCGTTTAAAATAAGATTATCAGCAGTATCATTATCAAATATTGCTTTAACGGTTACAAGACCGCCATTAGCACCATCTGAAACTACTGTATCTTTTACTGTTGTTGTTACGAATGACATTTATTTTTCCTTTTTTTATTAGTTTAATATCTCATTGTCAAAATAATCTTCTATTGAAGACACTTTAATATTTCTTTTTTTTGCCACTTGTTTGATAATACCATCAATCTTACTTATGATGTCCCCCTTAGTATTACCTAACATAGCAAATATATCTTTTACGGCCTTTTTTTCAACAGGAGATAATTTCTTAAACTCCGCAGTTTCTTTAGGACCGTCTTCTTTTCGTTCTGTTAGTTTATTTTTAAACTTCTGGAACGACAGGTTGTTCAACATCTTCTCCACCTTGATCTATTTCTACTGGTTCTTGTGTAACAGGTTCAGCAGGTTCTTGTCCTGGTGTAACTACTCCACTAACATTATCTAACTGTGCAGCGTCTTTTGTTGCTTCTAATTCAGTACCAGCATTTAACCAGCCAGTAGCAACTGATTGTCTTTTGTCGTCAAGTGCTTGTCCTATTTTATCAGCTAAAGCATTTTTAAATACGTCTTGAGCTTTAACGTTATCACCACTTGCAAGTGAATTAACCATATTCTTTATATCATCATTTGGCATAATTATTCATCTCCTATATTATTTATATCAGCATTATCAGTATCATCATCATTTCCTGTCATATTTTGTCCTTCAGGAGAAGCAATAACACCTTGTTTTATCTCATTAGCAATTTGATTATCAATTTCAATGATATCTTCATCACTTTGTTTTAATACTTTTTTTCTTATAAAGTCTATCGAGTAGTATTTTCCAATATATGGACTTACTTCTTGTGCTAAACTTAATCGTTCTCTTAGTATTTCTGCTTCTTTTAGTTCAGCAAAATATCCATCTTTTAAATAATCATACTGTATATGATGATGAATTTTTTGCCAATCTTCAATTGCAATAATACCTTTTAATATTAACTGTGATTTCAATACATCACTAAAGACTGCTGTAAATCTTTTTCTCAGTCTTTGAATGAATTTAGTAAACTTCAATTCATCTCTAGTAATCTCAGCAGCCTTACCAAGATTGAAACCTGCTTCTGATTCCATTCTTGAAATTGGTACATTCAATGCCTTGTAAAGTTTCTTTTGAAAGTACTGAACATCTGTGATCTCACCTAAGTTTTGTCCACCAGGTAAAGTAGATACTTCTGTTCCTTTTGCACCCTCTCTACGAGGTAACCAAAAGTCTTCAAGCATAGACATATGTTTTCGGTCATCTCTTATCTCACCTGTTGAGGCATCATAAACAAGTTTATTTCTATATCTTGCCATCACATCTCTTAGATATGCTTCTGCTTTTACTTTTGGTAAATTACCAACATCAACATAGAATACTCGTCTTTCTGGTGCTCTTACTATTCTGTAAATAACAACAGCGTCTTCAATCATTCTTAATTGATTGACAGGTTTAATTGCTTTATGCAAATGACTCATGACCATATTTTTAGTTTGATCAACAACGCCAGATGTAATGTAAGTAATTGAGTCAGAAGAAATCTTTACACCAGCATTTGAATTTGCTGATGACATTCCTTTTTCATTATAAACAAACCATTCTGCGGTTTGTTCTACAACCTCAATACCTTTACCTTGACTGTCTCGTCTTTTAGTTATCTCTCGAACCTTTTTAATTTTTCTAGGATCGATATATCTAATTTCTGTTAATCCTTTTCTAGGACTAGTAGGATCGATCACCTTGTGGAAGTAAATTCTTCCGTCAACATACCATCGTTTAAAGATGTCGTGTCCTTTTTCGTCAAAATTTATAAGGCGTAACACCTCATCAAACTCTGCTCTAATTTTTACTTTTATATTTTCAGAAATAGCAAGTTTATCTAGTGATAGAGAAATTGAGGAATCTCTTTCATTAGAAACGATAACTTCATTAATGATGTCTTCAATCGCTGTATCACATTCAGGATGCTGAGCAACTTCACGATATCTCTTGATTAAATCAAAATCATTCTTAGCAGTAACTTCCATATCCAAGTATTGGCCAAAGTAACCACCAGCAGATATAGTTGTAGTACCGTCATCTGGAGAAGGGATGGTAAAAGCCTGTTTGGCTTGTGCCGGCTTCTCCAGATCATTATCTTTTCTTGTTATTTCGAATCCAAGTAGTTTTACCATATTATAATTTTCCTTTTCGATTTAACTTATTATGTAGTAGTATCTGTTTCAAAGTATTGGAATTGGAACGTAACACCAAATTCTTCTATAGTGTCATTAGTTCCGTAATTCAAAGCAATATTATCTAAGGCAATTGGAAACAATCCTCTATAAGTGTAGGACTTTAGAGTTGATCCGTTTCTATCTAAATGATCAACAAAACCATCAACTTGATAATCAGCAGGATTTGCGATACCTTCGTTGTCAGTCATATTGTTTATACCATTCATCCATCTTTCAAAACCTCTATATAGTTTAAAGTCAGTATCATTTAATACCGTAATTGTCCAAGGTTCGAAAGTTCGATCCCCAGCGATATTAAGTTTTCTTCCTCTAAAATCAACAGCTACATTACCTAGTGTTTGACCAGGTATAGCAGTTGCTTTACATAAGAAAGCAAGGTCAGATGTTTCACCACCAACTGCAGCGTATCCAGGAAAAGGTAAAGTTACCTTAAACTGATTGGCTCTCGCTCCACCACCACGAAGGCGAGATTTAAAGTCATTTATATTTGGCATATTATATTTCTCCTTCTATGATTATGCGCCTGCGACTTCAGAAAAGGCAACGCCTGATCTAGTAGCCACAAAGTTAAGTTGAATAAAATTGATAGAACGTGCAGGTTTGATAAAGATATCAGCCCTAAACTCGTTTCTATCTATAACATCTCCAGTATTATTTGTATCATCACAAACTACTGAAAAGTCTGTTACACCTCTACGACCTTGTACATCTCTTAGAAAAGGTTCCACTAGATTTCTAAATTGTGCTCGAGTGAATTCATCATTAAATTCAAACAATTGAAATTTAGAAGCAGTAGAAATTGCTTTTTCTAATACGATAAACAATCTTCTAACGTTTATTCTGTCGAAAGCACTAGGTTTTAGTTGAGCAGTTTTATCGCCAAACAATACAGTACCTTGTCCAGGAAATGCTACAACAGGATTTACTCTTGATCTGTATAGTTCATCTCTTTGAAGTTGGTTTGGATTGAATGCTAATTTAACAGCACCTCTAATTTGACCTCTATTGAAACCGCCTGGTGAGAACCATGCGTCTGCAATATTGTCAGTTCTAGCACAAAGACCAGCAGTATCTCCGTTCAAAGGAACGAATCTGTAAACGTCATTGTATTTGTCGTACATATATTTGTAACCACTGTCAATTACAGCATAACTTGAAGATGGTAAACCTTCAGCAAATGATTTAACATTTGCAGTTTGTATTATACCACTTGTGATATCAACCACATCTGCTCTCGCAGGTGATATGAAAGCAACACAATCTTTTCTTGTTGTTGCAATATCCATAACAGCAGTAGCCTTTGTATCTCCAGTTGCGTCAGCACCTGTTTGAGAAGGTCCACACATTAGTAATGATATATCAACTGATTCAGCATCAGAAAATAAATCATATGCTAAAGTGATTTCGCCTTGTGTAACAGCGTAATCATCTGTACCATTAGCCAAAGAGTAATTAAATACAGCAAATGCACTTGAACCTACTTGATCAAATGTATTACTAGCTTTTAGTTCTCCAGCGTCTCCAAGTGTTGTTTCGTGATCCATCCAATAAACATATTGTGATTTTTGGTAAAGAACATCAGCATAGTAATTACTATTACCTTGAGAAGTTTTAGCATCTGAAGCTTGTGATACACCTTCAAATGTTTCTAAAATTGTTCCTGCAGTTCCTGTAATTGCACCATCTTCATCTGATACAACAATGTGAAGTTCATCAAGTGAACCACCAGCATTAGATACATCATCTGTAGTAGTTGGAGCATTAGTAAAGTTAAAGTAATATTCCCAATGTCTTTTTATTAAAGCGTTATCAACAACAGCGTGTCTTAGTCCGCCTGATTCTGTTGCGCCAGTAGCAATATTAAATCTAGCAACGGTCAATAAGTGAGTTGATATTGCAGTTATTTTGTAATAGTGTCCAGAAGGTACTGCTGTAAATACAGAAGTGTCTCCAAACTCTAATAGGTCACCTACTTGAAACAACGTACCATCATCAACAGTAATTGACGTGTCGCCAACTGCTGCGGCCGCATCATTAACAGCACCTGTGCCAGCTGCACCTGTACTTTGTGGTCCAAAAGCCGTTGAGTTAGAACATTTAGATACTCTTAAAGA